CTAAACCTCCATTGGTGTCACATAATTTTGATAATCCGATTTTTCAATGAAAAAGTTGAGAACGATTTCTATTTCTTCAATTCCGGTTTTATTGAGCATTAAATCATGATTAACGCTAAAGGAATGAGTGCCCAAATTAATGACTTTACCGTCATCGAAATGCAAACGAAAATAACAGGAAGTTTGATTTAAAAAGGTATCGTCTTTTTCTAACAGAATGGTCCGGCACTCAACTTGATACCCCAATATTTCTGGATTTCCGTCTTCATTCATTTCGGTAACGGGCTTTAATTTGTAATCCTTTTCATCCGATCTTAATTCACCGACATTGATGTAATTTGTCCCATCGGTTGAATACTGTAAAATTGCTTTCATTACAATTTAAGCCTTTCCTGGTTGTACGAACCGACTTCCACGATGGCCTTTGTTTCGTATCTCGGAATCTTTGCCGACACTTCGTCGATCTTAATTGGCCGTTCCGAAACGTTTAGCGAAGCTTGCTCAACTCGCACTAATCGCAAATTCACCTCCTGGAGCTGCTTTACAACCGCCCCTAAATCGGCATAGCGCACGCGGTCGGTATTGATGGCCTCTAAAAGCGTTAAATGCTTTTCCGTCATTCTATTATTGACAATGAATTCTCGATTACTAATTCGGATCAGGTTTTTATCGTCCGTGCCGGATCCTTCCCCTTCAAACAGGCCGCCTTCGGCAAATGCCGGCGGTTTTTGCGATTTAATAAGCGCAATTTTAGCTGCTCCCAGGGCGGTGATAATACCTGATAAAATTGGGCCTGCAACCGGACCGGCTTCGGCCCAGGCTTTCATTACCGCCTGAGCGGTATTCATAATTGTTTCGGTAATGGCTATGGCCTGCTGGATCGCAAATCCCTTTTTGGCAGCCTCCGCTAAACGCCTTTCTTTTTCCTTCTCTAACTGCGCTTCTTTTTGATCGTATTGTTTGTTGATTAAATCCTTGGCCCTCTGTGTTTTAGCATGTTCTAATCGCTTTTGGCGTTCGGTTTCCAGAGCCTGTTTTCGTTTTTCGAATTCCTCCTCAATTTGTTTGCGCGCTTTGGCCCGTTGCTGGCTGTAATATTCGTTAACAACCGATTTTAAATCGTTCCAGGTTTGCATGCCCAATTGCCGAATGGTTTCGTTTTTCTGTTTTTCCAGTTCAATTTCCCGTTGGGCGCGCTGGGCCTGCAGATCAAGAATTTCCGCATTTAATTGTTTGATTTTAGCTTTCCGCTCTTCATCACCCAGGCTTTGATCATTCTGAATTTTTTGAATAGCTTCGCGATTCTTTTGAATCATTAAATCAAACGTAATGAATTCAATTTCCTCTCCCCTGCCCTGGGCGATTAAATCGCGTTTCATTCTGGCCAGTTCTTCCTGGAATTCAGCCTCGTTAAGTTCGGCTTTTAACTGAATTTTAACGGCATGCTCTTCTTTTAAGGCTTTCTCAATATCGATTTGTAATAAGGCGATTTCCTGCAAAATTCTATTGCGCTCTGGTGAACTTTCGGCATACAGATCGGCTATCTGATGCAATACTTTTTTCTTTGCTTCAAGAATTTCGCTTTGCGGTCGTTCTTCAAGCTCCATCATTTTTTGATTTAGCTCCAGGTTTCTGCGTAAATACGCTTCCTGAGCTTTTAATGATTCCTGCCGATATTTCTCTTCTATTTTTCTGCGCTTAGCAAAATATGTGTTTTCTAATGCTTCCAGAACAGCTTCATTTTCAGCATATTTTTCTTTTTGTTTTTCATACCAGTAATTTAATGCCAAAATTTCTTTCTCTTTTCCTTCTCCTAATGCCTCTATCCGCAGTTTTTTAACAGCGTCAAGCGCTTCAGCGTTCTTTTCAATTTCAATTTTCTTTTTTTCTTCTTCTCTTCGTTTAAACTCTTTTTTTAATAATTGATACTTTTGTTTAGTTAATTTTAACGCTTCCTGATCGGCCTCTTTTTGAGCTTTTAATTGGGCATCCCATAAAATAGAGATTTCTTCTCCTAATTCCTCTTCAGTCATAGATTGTAATTTTTGCTTATAGCGATCCAATTCGCTTTCCGCTTCTTTTGTTTTTTCTTTAGCTTCATCCATCTGGGATGATACAATGCCCCAAACTTCCAGGGCAGTCCCGATACCGATTGTAAGCCATCCGATTGGCCCCAAACTGGCAAAAAAGCCCTTAGCCGCCACACCTGCGGCCCGCAAGGCACCGCTCAAACCTAAAAATCCGGCTGACGCCTCGGCCGTATCCGCCGGCAGCGTTTTAAGGCTAATTTTCATCGTCATGATCTGCCGTATAACCGGCAGTAATCCGGTAACTTTTAAAATAACCAGCGTGCCGGTTAAGGCCGTTATAGCGCCAATTGTGCCGCTAATGGCAGGCGGCGCGCTATTCAATACATTTAATACATCGCTTAAGCTTTTTAGCATAGGCGAAAGCCCCACGGCAATGGCCCCGCCCATCGACGTTTTAAATTGATCAATAGAATCGGTTAAATTTGAAAGTTGACCGGCCAGCGTTTCACTCTGTTTTCCCATCAAGCCGGCAAAATTTTTCATCTCCAATATTTTGGGCAAAACGTCGGCTAATTCCTGATAACTGGCTTCCAATTCGCCGTTTGCTTTAATGCCTTTACCGGTTGCCGCAACCCAATCGTCAACCGAAATGAGTAAATCCCGGAACATATCCACGGCAATGCCTTTTTGCCCGGTAACCAATTTAGCGTAAGCGCGAATAGCCTGTTCAATAGGCTTGCCGGAAGCGGCGGCCAGATCGCCTAACATGGTAAGCGTTTCCCGTGAATAACGCCCTAAAGCCTGCAATTGATTGGCTGCTTCGATTACTTGTGGCAACTGAAAGGGAGTGTGGGCTGCAAAATCAACCAGTTCTTGTAAACGTTGTTTAGCCAACTCGGTCGAACCGAGCATTACTTCTAAAGTAGCCTGATATTGCTCGAAATTGGCGGCTAAACGAATGGGCTGGGCAAAGGCATTGCGCAGGACTTCATAAGTACGCTGGAAGCCTTCGATCATCACCCGCGCATTGTCAAAGCTTTGCACGATTTGATTGGAAACCTGCTGCGAAGTGCGGCCAAATCCCTGAAAAGCTTCGCTTAATTCATTAATCGTATTTTCCGTTAAATTAAGCGTGGCAATAGCTTCTTTGCCATCAATTGAGATCTTTATTTTAATTTCATTTGTAGCCATATTAAAGCTCCGCAATATCCAGATTTAAAACCATATTAATTAAATCTGCCTCAATTGAAATAATAAACCAGTTCTTATTCCATAATATTATTTTATCCGTTAAGTCAATGGTAATCGAATTGCTATTCAGCGGGATTTTGATATTTGCCATTAATTTTTTTGCGCCATAAAAATTATAATAATCCTGCGCAATTTGATTTAAATTATCTGAAAATTTAAATACTTCTTTTTCTAATTTATTGGTTGGTATAACATCTAAATTTGTTGGATATTCACCATAATCATTTGCATTGTCAACATTGGTTATTTTTACATATTGAACCGTTTTTTGCCAGTCGTACTTTTTATTAAAATCAATTAACTCATCCGGATTAATAGTTAATTGTGCATATTGCCCTAAAAGATCGAACGTCTGCAGAATAAAATCGCCTTGTATATTGACGAAAAGATATAAACGAATTGTAGAAATTAAGTATTTTAAAGCTTCAAGCGGCTGTTTATCAAAATATGTTGTTACCAATTGATCCCAATAATCCAGAGAAATAGGATAGCGGTCATCTCCGGAAATTCTTCTAATGATATTAGCGCCTGGCCATTGTTTTTTTATAATAGCTTCAATAATAGCTGTAGCGCTAAAAGCTTCAACCTTACTAGTTCCGGTATTAATAAGATGAATGATTTCATTACCAAAATATTCGGAATAATATTGCAAATATCGATTATCAAATTCCCAGTTTCCTGGTTGTGCATTATGAAATTCAACTATGTTTACATTCACTCCTTCACCGGAATCAAAAGCAGTATAGCTGTTTATTACAAAATAAAGATTATTACTATCGCTGATCAAAATACTTCCTAAAGGGACAACATCGTTGTTGTCGACATAATTCGTATTATTATCATATCGTTTGTAAATTTTTATTTCATTAGGATTACCTGTTTCCCAATTTTGATATTTAAATCCACTGCCAGCATCAAAATATTCTTGTGTTCTTGGTTGTGTATTTTCTAAAAACTTTAAAGCATTGATTTTATCTAAAACATCAAATTTAGCTGTTTCGGCTTTGGTATGTTCAACGGAAGATTTATCCAGAATTCCTTCAAAAATTTTGTATTCCGTTCCGCCAAAATCGATCTTAATAGTAAAAATATAATCCGGATTGCTATCCAGATTGGCAAAACTCATTTCGTCGTTTGGAAAAGCGTTTAAGGGAAGTTCTAAACTAACATTATCCAGAGAAATAACGCCAGGCTCGCCAGGCTTTTGACTTTCAACCTGACGAGAGAGGCTGGATACACTCAAAATCTTATCGCTTAAATCAATGGTCGGATTACCGCCGTAATCAAGATATAGTTTGAGCATCTTTGCTAATAAACCTCACTTTTACCGGACGTTTTTCTAAAAATTCGCCCTCGGTTTCCGTAAAATCATCGGTATCCTGCACAATATTCACCTGATAAGTTATTGAGCCAATGGAATTAATGCGCACCGTGTCGCCGCGGGCCAGAGCTTCGATAACGCTCTTTAAATTATTGTGAGCGGCTTGCGATAGATAAGGCCATTCAAATTCGAATAATAATTTATAGCTGCGATAAAAGAAATCGGTGCCGCCGTTCACGTAATCATAACGGACGCGCACGTATTTGCGAAAGACCTTCCATTTGGCGGCCTTTATTTGATACGTGGCCGGATTAGTCAAATTTTCGAATTCGATTACTGGGCTTAACATTGTCAGTTCCTTACAACTAAAAAGGTGCAGATGGCTGCACCTTTAAAATTCATCGATTTCCACTTCTTCATTCTTTTCATCTTGCTTATTTAACAATTTACTCATAAACCATAACGCATCGATGTACTTTTGACGCCGAATTTGCTCGATTCTGGTAAAGTCGCCATCACATAAAAAGAAAATCATTTCTTTTACATAGTCGTCTGCGCTTTCTCCAGATCCGCCTGACTCATCAAAAAGCTGGGCGTAATGAGCTTCGTGAAAATCCCGGTATTGAAAAAAAAACTTAAAATCTCTTCGGCTGTTTTATAGGGCAGCGTTTTAAATTCCTTTTCCCGCTCCGGCAGATCCTTCTCATCGAATACCTGGCCTTTTTTAACCACACAGGCGGCGCAAAATAAAGCCAGTTTCTTTTGTTCGCGCAGCTTTTGGATAACGTCGTTTATGGTTACCGCAACTTTAATGGCGTTTTTTTCAATATCTACTTCCTGCAATAGATCGCGGGCGTTAGTAATGAGCTGGCTTAAAATTTCCATTTGCGCGATCGTCAAATCGGCAAATTCATAAACCGTGCCGTTATGTTCAAATTGCAGTTTTTCCATTATTCCACTCCCTGCCATAAATAGGCGTAAAGTTTTCCGATTGATCCGGATGCCGGTCGAATAGAAAGTAAATAAAACAACCGATTGTAATCATAAATATTACTTTGAGGATTAGGATAAATGGGCGAATCCGTTCCCCAGCCTAAATCCGGCCATTGACCTTTATAAGTCCAGGTTAATCCTCGATCGGTTGTGCGAAAGCGGTGTAATGTTTTGTCGTCGTCTTTGCGTAAAATCAAATCGATATTATTCATATCGTGAGCAATAATAATGTGAGGGAAATAAGCCCAGGCAACGTTCAATTTATTGTCAATTTCTCTTTTTACCCAATGTTTGCCATCAAACCATTGCAGATAATATTTACTGGAAGAATCTTCAAAGATTATTCTGGTCATGAGAATGAGTTCATTAGAGCGCGTGACATAGCCGCCTTGATGATATACTCTAACCGGATGCGTTACGCGCTCCATTTCAAAATATGTATCCAATTCCGCTTTGGTCAAATAGCCGTTAGTTTTAACGTCCTTTTTGAAAGATTCGTCCATATTGTAAAACGTTTCGCCGTCTCTGGTTTTTAAAACATACAATACATAACGCCCCGTGGGATTGCTTAAAGACCTGTCTTCCGGCATCATCAGGATGTAAAGCCAGTCATTTTCTTTACCCCATGGGCGCGTACCGTACGCCCATATATTATCTCCGCCGCCTACGTCCATAATGCGAAAAGCCGATTCCCAGGTTTGGCCGTGATCGGTTGATTTAGCCCATCGCACCCAGCGCGGAATCAAAGACAGGGAATCGCGCTCCCGAAAGCCGCAGTACAAAATTCCATTCTTTTTAAAAAGGTATGGATACGAACCTTCGCCTTCTAAAACCTTAATCTGCGTAAAGCCGTTAGATATATCTTCCGGATTATTACTGCGCATGATGCGGATGCCGCCGTTGTGCCCTGTTTCTGCGTCGTTAAGCTGGTCGTACGCAACAAGAATATGTCCGTCGTCAGCCACAATAATGGCTGGTTGGTGATGTTGCTCAGCATATACTTTACTCGGGCCAACATCAACCGGCCCTATCAAAGAAAGGTCGCTAAGGTTTAAAGCGGCAACGTAGCAGGTAGTGATATTTGTGTTTGGATTATCGCTGTCTGTAATAAAGGCGAAATAGATGCGCTCGCTGCTTCCTTTAAAGTAGTATGCCTCTGGCTGATGATAAAAATGTGTGCTTTGCACCGGGCTGCCAATGCCAGTAAACATATCTGAAAAATTTTGCACGTTGCTATCGAACCAGAGCGGAATTCCGCCGGCGCCTGTCTGGGCGTTAAAGCGGATGCGAAAGCTCTCTTTGCTGGCAAGGTTTTCGCCCTGGTATTCAAAGGCCACTTTTTCAATTTCGCCGCCTTTGGCCTCTTCTTTAAAATCGACCAGGGCCTTAGGGAAGAATATGGCAAACCCGCTTTTTTCATCATACAACAAAAAATCGATTTCCACATTTTCGATGGCGGCAAAAGTTTCAAAATCGCTTATTTCGGTTTGAATAATGGTTCCTGAAAGCGTTCCTTTAAAGCCATAGCTTTTATTCTTCCCATTATCCAGCAATACATTGCCCACGGGCTCTATCTTTGACGAAATTCCGCCAGCTTCGCAATAGCCCAGTTCGCTAAAGGTGGCAAGCCATGTATCGAAATCAATGCGCGGATCGGTCGGTTCGCTAAATTTTTGCGGATCGCGGAATAAAACGCGATATAGGCGTCTTTTTATGCGGCTTAAATCTCGCCTGCTCATTTGTTCTCCTGCTTTAAGTTAATTAAGCCGTCGGCTGTTGAAAACGCGTGCGGAATTCGCTTTTGGAACCTAAATTTTCTGCCTCATAAGTAAACGGGATTTTTTCGATGTCGCCAGATTTGACTGACTCCTGGAACTCCAGAATGGCATTAGGATAAAAAATACACATCCCCGTGTCTTCGGAATAAAGCAAAATATCTTGCTTAACCCCTTCAATCGTTTCCACGGCGGTGTAATCAGCTACTTCGCTTTGCAATAGCGTGCCTTTTAAAGTGCCTTTAATCCCCACCGGCAACCTGGTTCCATCGTCCAGGCTAATCTTTTCCTGCGTTTCGATAGAACTTTCAATGCTGCCGCCTTCGCAGTAGCCCAGCTCCGTAAATGTGGCTAAAAACGTATCAAAATCGGCTGCCGTTGCGGGAACGGAAAAGGCTGCCGGATCGCGATGCAATACGCGATAATGACGACGTTTTACGCTTGTTAATGTTCTGCCCATTGTTAAACCTCCTTTTATAAAAGTTTGATTATTGCCACTAATAAACCGATTAATCCCATGGTCCAATAAATTTGTCTGCGTTGCAAATCAATCAACCGATCGTATTTTTGATTTATGCTTTTTGACAGTTCTTTCATTTGAGATTCAACCCTTATGGCAATTTCACGTGCCTCGCGGGCCTGCATGACGGCTTCAATTACGTTTTTATTAAGATACTCAGCCAACGCTTTGGCTTCGATACTGCGCTTTTGCGCTTCGTCAACCCGTTTCCAAAGCGCCGCAACTTGCTGCTCAATCTTTTTTTCCATTGCCGCTGCTGCTTTGTATTATGTTGGCTAAAGTTTCCTTCATTTCTATCACGGCGTCAATAAAAAACTGTTCTCTGGACATCATTTTTCTTTCCAGTTTTTTTTGCTGCTTGATGACGTCCTTCATCATTTCTTTCAGATCGTGCACATCGTCAATCAAATATTTTATTTGCGTTTTCAACAACGTTTGTTCCTGTCCTAAATCTTTGATGTCTTCTTTAAGTTCGGTATTGGTGCACATAGAAAAAATTCCGCTAATTTTAATTTGCATTACCAAAAACTATTTTTCTCGCATCATATCATAATATTTTTGATAAATTTTTAAATCTTGCATAAAAAACAGAACTCCAGATTTCAGATCACAGAGCCACAAAAGCTGGGCGAAAACCAAGGTACCAATACCGACCGCCGCGAGTGAGGTTCAGGGCGAGCGCAAACACACCGGCGTTGCTGCCATTGACCCAATAGCCACCACGGAGCGGAACACGCTCTCCAAAATTTCGCCACCATGAATGATCATAGCCGTGTGTATTCAATCCTGTTTGTACGGGCCCTATGGCCAGTTTTTTTAAATTATCATCCGCCCCGGGGATATCGTCAAATTGTACAGATATATAGTCTGGACTTGCTCCTTCCATTGTTGTGCCGCGATCAACAGTTGAAAATGAAATTGTTGTTGCTACTCCATCCCAATTCACATAAATGCCTGTATCAAACCAATTTGCTTCAGCGGCCTGAAATGAATTTCCGATAGCGGTAGGCGCCGCGTTCAAATTTCCAGCCACCAATATTTTTCCCTCAACAAGCTTCATGCCATCCACCCACTCCCAGACATTGCCGTTCAGGTCGAACACTCCGTTTTTTATACGGTTGTGCGCCGTTTTTAGGCCGCCGGTTCCGGTCAACCAACGCGATGGATTCGGCCCGCCGAAATTATTTCCCGGGGCCATGACTCCCTTAACGGCGGTGTCCGAATAATCGTCGCCGTATGAGTTATTTCCCAGCGGCATCTGATTTGCCTGGCACCATAAAGCAAGCGCGGCCCATTCGGCGTTTGTCATCAAATGCCAGCCTGTAATTCCATTGCCGTTCATGTTTTGGCATGCCTTGCGCGCCGCGTCAAAATCAATCTTTACGCGCGGATCTTGATTAGGAATACTTTGCGCAATATAATTATGCGCGCTGCCGGCTATGTATGGATTGTAGACATCAGCCGGGTTCGTATCGCCTTCAATTTGGAACGTACTCGGATCATATACCACTGCTTGATATTGACCAATGTAGATCGCGTCAACCACGATTCCATTCACGACAAATGCCGGATGCGGTTCGGTGCTATTAAATCCGTTTACCGGGTCCCAGTTGAACTTGTCGAGTTTAAATACGTAGTTCGGGCGTCCGTTTTTATCACGGATGATTAGGCGTTTTTTCTTTAAGGTCAATAAAGTAAAGTTCATTATTTTGGCAATCCTCTTTTGCTAATCGCAACTATTTCACTTGCCGTTGTACCTATTTTTATTACTTTTTTTGCTCCTATTGGTAATAAATAGCCATTATCAAGATTTTTAAATGTAGCCTGATTTCCATAATCATCCTCAATCACTAAATCCCCCCCCACTCCAATCCAAAACCCTTCCGCCATAAAACTAATCACGTGATCTCCGGTTGATAGATCGATTGTTTCAAAATTTTTAATTTCCATTTTTATCCTCCAAACACATCTTCCACCTGGCACACTAAATAAAAATGCGCCAGCAATGTATCTTGCTCGCTAATGTAATTATTCGTTTCGGAGTAGTCTTCTACCTGGTAAACCCCTGCCGGCAGGGCGTTAATAAAATCGTTTACAATATTTTCCAGCGTCCCGTAACCGTCTTTAGCTTTTACAATGATAAAAATTTCATAACGCCATTCGCCGTTAAAATGCGCGCCCATATCGTCCATTACTTCGATATTTTCCAGGCGCCGTTCGCCAACCACAAACGCCGGATATTTTTCGTTTTCATCAAACACGCGATCCTGTACCAATTGAAAATGCCCGGTGTTTTGCGCAATTTGTAATATTTGATCTACGTTTGCCTGCATAACCCTGATTAATCCATAACAATCATGTAACTCAACAACTAAACAACTCAACAACTAAACAATTCAATAACTCAATTTATACCTTTATAGCCGCTGCCTGCAATCGCTTAACAATTCTTGGCTTGTAAAGCCGATACACGGCCAATAAAAACGGCTTTTTACGAGTCCCCTGTTCGGCAATTTTACGCCGAATCAAGAATGTTGCCCGATTCAATGCTTTGTGCGTCAGGCCGAATTTTTTATAAACCCATTTACGAATCGCTTTTTTAGGCGGCCAATGTGGCTTCGTGCCGTAATGCACAAAAGGTGCGTATAATAAATTTGTGCCAACCGTTAGTAGTAATTTTTCCTGCTCTCGCTTTACCTCGCTTACAATGCTTTTACGCAAATCGCCCGTAACGTTTATGTTGCGGCGATCAAGATATTCCACAACATTAGCCACCATGTCCTCTCCAATATTGGCCAGCTCGCGTTCCAGGTTTTTCTTGATTTGCTTTCTTATCCGGCCAACGATTTTCTTTCCCTGTTCATCCATATTTTCCTTGCCCCATTCAAATTGACGATTGTCGATTGAAGATCAATATTCGTCAATCATAAATCATCAATCATCATTCACCAATCCTACAACGTCATCATCCCCAGCGGTCCGGCGTCCAGTTCGTCGCCTTCGTCGTTTTCAAAGAGCGTAAAATCTTTTATTAAAAGCATGGCCTGACGGAAAAAACCGGCTCTGTAACCGTCTAACTCGCGTTTGCCCATCAATTCGTTTCGGCTTTGTTCAAAACCGGTAGCCATTACAAAGCCGCCTTTTTCCGTCACGCGTAAGTTTAAAAAAGGCAGCGCATAATAAGCCGTTAAATAACTTTCGGCCTGCGCCGCCTTATCGCGCTGATCTCCCGAACTGGCGCTTTCTAATTCATCATATTTAGCGTCGCCGATCAGCTCGCGCAGGCGAACTTCGGCTTTTTTTAAATGAACCGTTAATTTATCCTGAATTTCCTGCGGAAAGTTGCAATCTTCCGTTACCTTAATTTCGCTTGTTAAAGGCATCTCATCCTTTTGTCGTCTTTAATGTTGAGGTTGTTGCCGTTGTTGGAACCGTTGAAGAATTGTGATCGGCAATTAACTGATCAACAGCCACCTTAATCATCGCAAGATCGTCGGCAATATCGCGCAAAGCATCGGCTAAAGAAGGCGTGCCATGCCCTGCAGGCGTTAAATTTGCCCCGCCAGAACCGAATGTTTTTTTAATTTCTGCCATTCTTTACCTCGTCTTTTGTCTTTTTTACGCCACTGTCATCATCTTTTTTGGAAGATTTTTTTTCAAAAAACGCCTTTACGCGTTTGGGCAGGTCTTTGTATTCGTCGTCTTGAATTTTCTGCCCATAGAAATAAATTTTTCCGCCAACGCCTACCGAACGCTTCCCAGTTAGGACATACATTGCTTACCCTCCTTTTGTGTTTTAAAATTACGCTCCTGCGCCTAAAACGACCGCGTCGCCAACCACGTATTTGCAATCGATCTGGCCGGTGATGGTAACCTTTAACAATCGTTCGCGGTTGGAAATATCGCGCCCCACCGTCATTTGCTCGCCAAAACCAACGGCAAGGTTCTGGTTTAAAGTTAGAATAATGCGGTTATCCGGCATGCCGAACACCGGACGCAAAACAACGCCGCGGTAAGGCATTTTTTCACCCTGCAAAAGCACCGTATCGCCCAAACTGGTGGCGCGTTCGCCTAATTCGTCTAAATAGGCGTCCACCACGTTTTGCGAACAGAAAAAGGAAAGCTCTGCGCGTTGATCGCGATAGTCTTTGGGGAGGAGTTTTAACATGGAGTTAAAAACGCCGTCTTTACCGGAATAGGTGGGCGTATCCGGAATGGTATAATCATGCACATCGGCATCGCCTTCGGCCTGTTTAACAAAACCGTCCAGAATCTTTTTCAGTTTGTCGGTACGCGTGGTCCCGGTTAAGGCCGTATCGCCGGTAAATATGAGCTGCACCGTATCTTTCCCCCAGCGCTTGGCAAAAATGCGGTTTAAGGTTTCATTTACGCGATCGCCTTCGATGTTTTTGCGCAAAAAGGAGAACGAAACATCATAAGCGGCAATTACCTCAACCGGCTGCAGCACTTTGCGAATGTGCGTAGGCGCCACCACGTCATCGGGGGCCGGAGCCGTGGCTTCGGTGGCGGCCACCATGGCCGGTTCGCCAAGTTCCAGCGCGTCTAAATTCATGCTGGTTTTAATGCCTGTTTCCACGCGAATGGCCTGCAAAACGGCGCTTTGTTCCACGGCCAGGTCGATAAACTCTTCGGCATCCTGCGGACTGGCCAGACCGCCCAGGCCCGTGGTGATCTGCGCTTTTAAAATTTCCTGAAGTTCTTCGTTGCTTAACATTTTTCCCTCCAAATTTTGTGATCATAAGCTTGGAATGATCTGAAGATCGTTTTACGATTTTTGTTTAGAACGATCTAAAGATCGTGTTACAGGATGGGCAATCCTTTGTAATCTTTTTGCACCTTTTGCGGATCTTCGTCGTCGCGTCCTTCGGCCGATTGTTTGCCGGGGCTGGTTTTTTCCACAGCTTCCAGGCGTTTCTGGAAATCCGTTAACTGGCCTTCCAATTTTTCCATGGTTTCGTTAAGCTTCTGGAGCTGTTCATTTAGATCGGGCATGCTGGTTTGCGTTTGTTGATCCTTTTGCACCGGCTCATCGCCCTGATGCTGGGAATTTTGATTTTTATTGGTAGTCACGATCGTCCCTCCTTCATCTAAAAAACTTAAAAATTGATTAATCGATTCTTTAATCGCCGCCTGTTTATCGGCAATGGCGTCATCGTTTAATATTTCCAGAATGGCGTCGTTTAAAGCCCAGGCCGCCTGGCGCAATTGATCGGCGGCAAAATGGCTGTTAAAATCTTTTTGAATGGGGGCAAAAAGATGCTTGAAAAATTTGCGCAACAAAGAGCCTCCTCGCCCGACGGCCGTTGAGTCTGTTGCAGCGCTCTTTTCAATTCTTTTTCCAAAACCGCCCATGCTTATGCCGGTTATTTCGCCGTTTTTGATTTGTTCCCAGGTCTCGTCATTCTCAACTTTAATGCCCACGCCCCAGGCGCCTTCCGGTTCGTTGGGGAATAGCGGATCGCCCTTGCGAACGATCCAGCTTTCGGCCACAAAGCCTTCGTCGGCTTCGTAATCGTGCTGTTTATCGATATTGGTGGTGCGCCGGGCTTTCATAAAATTATGCGCCGCTTTTTCAATCTCTTCGGCGGTCATAAAATCGCCGTGGGCGTCTTCTTCGTTGGGAGCGTACACAATGCCATAAACCATGCGCTTTTCGGCATCCACTTTTAAAATAGGAACCGTTTTTTCAATAATAGGTTTTTGCTTATTGTCCGCTTTCCAGATAATGGTGCGGTTATTGGCCCCCTTATCAACCAAACTGAGAAATAAAACCTGAACGTCTTTTAATTCGGCAGGCATGTTTTGATCTCCGTTTTTTTTGAATTCAACAACAATTTAAGGCGAGCAAACCATTAAAAAAACGTGATTTTAGCCACGATCTATTTAATTGCGAATAATGGTTTAAAAATAGGAATCAACGAACATCAATCGATAATCATCATTCGTCATTCATCAATTGTGCTGCTTTTTGGGAAAGAGTAGAGGGATGTTCCCACCAATATTTGGCGGAAGGTTTGTTTGTAAAACCGCGTATCTGGGGAATAACCTGGTCGGCGTGCTCCAAAATCCATCGATCGGCTTTTTGAATAGCCTTTTTCTGTTCATCGGTTAGTTCATCCGGAAATAATTCCATAAAATCTTCAATTTCTTCCCTACATAATATCAAATCGTCATGTTCTTCCGAAGGAACATCTGCGTTGGCCAGGTCTTTATAAAACCTGGTATATCTCATAAATGCCGAAGGGAACCATTCTTTAATTTTTTGCTTATCCATAATAATTGTTTGTTAATTGTTTTTCCTTTTTTCATTAATATATACTTGCTATTTCTACTTTGCAAGGCTTTTATTGTTTCCCTTTTTAAACTAAAAATGGTTTTGATTTTATTGCGCACCGGATCAATCGATAAAAATAACCGATTGTCGGTAAATATAATCCGCGGCTCTTTAGATAAATACAATTGCAAATAGATGTCCCTTCCGCCGCGCCGAATCAAATCCATCAATTGCGCATTCATTTCTTCAACGCTTTTCCATTGCGTAAATTCTTCATCTTTGTGTTTATTAAAATGCGCCTGCATATTATCCCATCCGGCGCCCTGAACGCGCGTAACCAGTTTTTTTAATTCTTTAACGCTCAATTGCTCTTGATTATTAACGACATAACTTAATGAATCTTTTAATAACTTGCCCGCTCCGGCGGCGGTTAAATCTATTTCCGCAATTTTAGGCGGTATTTTGGCTTTTACGGTACGCGTACGGCAATTAAAATGATAGGGCGGCAGGGCAAGGCCGTTCGGTAATTTTGACGTTGGCTTGCCAGTTACCTGGTCCGCACGCATCCAGGGCGCAATTTGTTTCACTTCTTCCGGATTTTGCGCATTGAGCAATTTATTTTTTAACTCAACCGCCTGACTAACATGAAAAACCCGTCCGTGCATCTGGCGGCAAATTTCCGTCGTTCGAAGATCCAGCACCGCTTTTACCTGGTAATATTCAACGCCCGCCTGAACATACGCATCCACATGACCCAGTTCACGAGATCTCGTTACCACATGATTGGCAAAGCCTTCCCAGTAGCGCCAGCTAAATTGCTGCAATTCATTACTCAGGGCGCTTTCAAAAATTTTCCCGGCTTTGGAACGACTTAAGCCTTCTGCAATAATTGTTTGCCCGATTCGGGTTACGCGATCGGCCAGTTGACGATCAAAAAAGGAATGCACCCAGTAAATATTGTGATTTTGCAGGGCGGCAATGGCTCGATGGTCGATTTGCTGCAAAGTAGGCGTAACCTGCAAAACGTCTTTTACGCCTTCGATGTAAGTAGAAAGGTGTGTTTCATAAAGAGGTTGCGCTACTTCATTGGCAAAGGCTTCGCCCAGGCGGATTTTCAGGGCTTCGATAATCATATCTAATTCGGTTCTGGAAAAAACCTGTTCGCCTTTGATCTGGCGGATGACTTCATTAATCACCAGGCGTGTGTTTTCGTCCCAGCTGCGCATTAAAACATCTAAAAGCTCATTGGCAAAACGATCGTAGCGATCTTTTTTAACGATCGCCCAGATTTTCCGCAATTCAATTATTGATTTATAAATGAAATATCTTGCCATTATTCGTAATTCGTAATTTTTAATTCGTAATTGTCAAGAAACCCCGTTCACTTTCCGTTCACTTTTGCCTGTAGGCGTTTTTTTTGCGTCGGGAATACTTTTACATATTCTCGTCAAAATCGTCGTTCTCAAGCGATTTTCGGAGCTCAACCAGTATTTTTGTCAAATTCTGTAAATTTACTTCCTGCTGCCGCGGCTTGCGCCCGATCTCTTCGCGCACTTCGTCCGGATCGAGAACCTGGCTATTAATCATTTTTTCATAAAATTCAGCGTCTGCCTTTTGATCGGTGATATCCATCTCTTTTAGTTTTAATTTCCATTTATGCTCCCCAAAGCTTTTAATGATCGTTTGGTTTAGCATGTATTCTAATTTTCTCTGCTCCGGATCGATCAGCGTTTCCTTAAAGATTTTTAGCTGGCCGGCGGTTTCGCCCCCGCCGCCCAGCTGGCCGGCGCTCATAATCCCAAGCATACGTGGCGGAACGCCATGAATCTCAATCACTTCGTCGCGGTTAAAGGTGCGCATGCGATGAAAGCTCATATCGCGATTAGAGCCTTCTTTATCAATGCGCTCTACGCGAATTTTTACGTTTGGATCGTCATTGGCCACCACCATTACCTTTCCGCTATTCTGCGTGCCGATCATATTGTTTTTCAGAAAATTCTTGAGTTGCGTGCGCGCTTTGCGGCTAAGCTCGCCGCCTTCGATAATGATTAAAAAGCGAGCCATTAGTCCCTGAGTAAATTCATAGGCGTTATATTCCACCGCGTTGCGATCCATGCCCATGGTGGCCATGGCCGTAATCCAGTCCGGCAGGCCGTAATAATCATCCATGGGATCGTAATTCAAATAATGCAAAACCTCGTTGCGCTTGCCTTTCCGATCGCCAAAGTTGTTGAATTCCACCTTCTTAAAGGTGCGCACCTGATAGTAACCGCTAAAATCGCGCTTGCGGCGCATGGTGCGCCCGGGAATGTGGTACAGCTCTGCCGCCTCGCCTTTTGTATTGCGCACAATTTCCAAAAAGCCATTGCCAATAGCGTAATAATCGATGAGCATTTTCAAAAGTATTTGCGAAAAATTTTCAAGTTTTGGATTGGGATTTTCCAGAAATGCCGTAATTTGCTTATAGGCCGCGTCCGGTCCTTTATTATCGTCATCGGTGGTCAGGCGCCAACCCAGCGCGCCGGTTACCGCCGCTTTTAAATACACGCAGCGTTTGTGCCAGGAATTCACCTCCAGGTAAAAGAGCAAATCGTCAAATTTGTAGCGCGGCTCAACAATGGGCAATCCCTTAAAATCATCTTTAATCTGCCTGCTCTGCTTTTTTATTTGAACCTTTTCAAAAATTATTTCGCCTTCGTTGGTAACGGCCCAAATTTCCGTTTGTTTGTTCATGGTTTCCCCTTTAATTTTTCATACCAGCGGCTGCCAAACCAAAAGCCCAAAACGATGGACACCCACATGCTTAGAGCGGCGGGCATCTCTTTGTTAATAAAACCGAAAGCCTGGCCAATTACCCAGAACGCACCCAAAAGCCCGAATAACCAGGTGAAAAAAGGGCGGATCAAAGCGCGCATTAAAAGCACAAAATGTGGCACCTCGCTGGCCCTACCTTCATATTCTAAAAAGAAATGCCGCAGGCTTTCGTTCTCTTTTACGGCTATCTCTAAAAACGTTTTATTAAACTCGTATTTTATTTTTTCCGCTTTGCTTTTATCAGGAACCAGCCGATCAAATACTTTGTTTGTTATCTGAATTATATCGCCAATCATCTTAATCTTCCATCTTTTAATCTTTAATCTTTAGTCTTAATCTTTTAAGCTTTTAAACTATAATAATAAAAGCCATGAGCGCGGCCCCGGCAATATCGCCAAGAGCATCTAAAAAAAACCGTTTTTTACTGCCATAAATCTTTTCCACATCATCCTTAAAATATTCGAATATTTCCCACAAAACAGCGACAAGCAGAACAATCTCCATGGCTATTTGCCCGTTTTTAAAAATAGCCAGCGCCAATTTTGCCAAAATTCCGCCGCCCAAAATATGAAACCATAACCACTTGTTTTGATAGACCGCGTATTTAAATAATGAATTCATAACTCAAAATTCAAAATTAAAAATTCAACATTTTTTTAAACCATTCCACATCAATATTTGGGCAGCTCTTTAAAGGATCAAATTCGTAATGCCCGTAAATTTGATCAACATCTATCTGGAACTGCTTCATCAGCAATTTTAATAAATTTATCAGGCTGTAAAGCTGCGCTTTGCTAAAGGTTTTTACGCCTACCAGCGCCACGCCAATGGAATCGTAATTATGGCCGCGGCAATGAGCGCCCATTTTTTCAATAGGGCGCCCTTCCAGAATCAGGCCGTCATGTTCCGGAACCGGATGTAAATTTTTAATATTTTGATATTCCGGATACACGTTGCCGATCAAAAAATGATAGCCGATGCCATCCCAGCCGCGCTGCTTATGCCAGGCGTCGATGGCCTGCACATTGCCCCATTCGCTATCGGTGCAATGGATTATTATTTTTCGTATAGGGCGCATATTACAATTACTCTTGCTTTGTCATTTTAAATTATTGTAATCTCTGTTTCTCCTGTACGGCCAGTAATCTGTTCTAAAAGCCGGATGGCGCCTTCCAGCGCGTCCGGGCCATCGTCGTGCGCGCCATCCGGAAAATCCAGCAATTGTTCAATGAGCAGCTCGTTATCGCCAGCGCCCTGCACAAAGCGGATTAAGCCGTTTTCCACCAGGGGCGAAAGACGCTCGATGCGCAATTCTTTATTTTCCTTTTGCACAACCGTTTTAATAGGTAAGTGAAAGCCCTCTTCCTTTGCGGCGCGAATAAATTCTTTTTTGAGCAAAATCTGAAAACCATTCGTCTCCAGTCCAATGCGATGTGGGCGGATCTCGTCATAGAGCGTATAGGTACGACGAATCATGCGGTCGATGCTGGCCTGTTTTATCCAGCTATAAATAACGTCGTAGTATTTGTCCGTCCATCCCACAAACACCACGGATTTAAAATCGTTTTTGCGTGTGGCCCCAACGCTGGGATCAATAAAGGCGGCGATGCGTTTGTATTTTTCTTCCGGTCGGTTAATGCGCACAATCCATTGATCCTGAAAGGGGCGCGTTTCGTCTGACAATATTCTTAAAAGATATTGTTTAGAATAGGCTATTATGCCAATAACTTTGCGAACCTTTTTAAGGCGCGTCAGTGGAAAGCGCTGCGGGCAGGTCGCGCGCCCTTTGTTGTTTTCTGCAGGTAGCAAAAAAGTTTTAATCTCTTTATTTTTCTCCAGCTCTCCGGCCACACAGTAGCGAGCAAGGCGCGTGCATAAATAAAATATCTGAAATTTTTTTGCCATAGCAGGAAATAACTGGTTGTAAATATATTCTAATCTTTTTTTGGTTTGAGCCGGATTTTTAACGCTTTCTTCGTTCTCAAAATCATCCACAAAAGCAATGCCAGGGCGGTACTGCATATATCGGCGACCTAAAATTTTGCTCTTATATCCAAAGGCCTTCCACTTAACGCCGCTGGTGGTGGTAAAATCTTCTTCTGCCCAATCATGGCTCTGCAAATCGCCAAAATCCTGCTTAATGCGTGGATTTTCTTCCAGCTCTACCTTCACAGTTAGCATCTGCTCTGCGGCCTGATCTTCTGTATCGCTTACCACGATGATATAAGGATTTAATTTATAAAGCGTGGCATATAATCCATACGCTGTTATGAAAAAAGTCGATTTTCCCCATCCTCTAAAGGCCATTATCTGAATGATTTCGTTCCAGATGTGAATTAATTTTTCGCACTGCTTCTGGTGGCGGTCAAAATCCTCCTCAAAATGGTGAGGAAGATAAGTTTTGCAAAAATAAAAAAAATCCTGCCTGGCTCGATTGCGACGTTTGACCTTGCCTTCTGGCGTATCATCAGGAAAAGGCTTCGCCTCGGCTCTTATGCGCCTAATAAGTTCCTCAGCTCGTCGATCGTATTCTCTTACGCTTATCTTTTTTGCCATAATTATCCCGTTTTATATCTTTCGCGCATATAAACTAAAAAATCGGGCAGTAATTCTTGCAGCTTTTCATAAAGTTGGGCGTTTTTCTGTTGCAGGTAATAGGCCAGCTGCTCCATTACAAGCAAGGTGCTGCCCAAAATATCCACTTCATTATCCAGGCTTTTAATGCTTTTAATAGCCTTAACGATGCGATCCACGCTTTTGGCGTCTAACTTTTGCAGGTTGCGCACATCGTCCGCCAAAAGTTTCATCAGCTTTTCGCTAACAAACTGTGCGGATGTTTCCATTTCGTATTTGCGTTCGTCCCAGTTGCGTTCTTTTTTCCAGCGGTAAAGCGTGGTGCGGCTAACGCCCAGGGCCGTGGCAATATTTTCAATCGATTTTCCTTCACGAATGTACAGGCGCTCCGCCTGAGGCAACAGATTTTTGGCCATTACTTCCCTTTTAATTTCCATGAATCAATTTTTTTTATTAAATTACAAATGTAATTTCCATTCTAAAACGTGAATCTCAACACGTAAATAAAAGAAAGGATGAAAACATGAAGACTTTAATTATTTTATTTTTTTTAGTGGTATCCTTTAATTTGAATGCAAAAAATATTGACGCAAGAGACAAAAACGTTCTTAACAATAAAACAACGACCACTTTTAAAAATCTTAATGTTGAGCGCCCATCAAAACATACTCACAAAAATGATGACGATATAAAAGATAAATATAAAAATACTTATCAACGTACGGAATTTCCCTATCTGGTATTGTTCCCAGTTTCAATTATTGCCTTTACTTTAAGCTACGATTATTTTAAGGAAGTAGACAATATAAACGATCAAATAAAACAATATGATATGATGAATTTAGATTCGCGCTCATTAAACGCCATAAAAAACCGTAAGCAAAACGCCGCCTATTTCTTATTGCTTGCCGGAATAGCCAATACAATTATTACATTCAAGCCAGTGAAGGTTTACGCAGATCAGCATAAAATAGGTTTTTTAATTAAATTTTAAAGCGGGCACAAACAGCCCGCTTTTTCTGCCAGTCATGGCGGCCAACCCAAACCAGAGGGCATTATTTCAGCCATGGTGCCATATTTTGACCGGCAAGGTCCCTTTTATTTATATCTCTTTTTTTCTATTCTTTTAAAATATCAAATATTGTTGTTTGGATTGCGTTTACTTTATCAATTCGTCCAAGAGCTAAATTTAGTATATGTAAGCCTAATTCTGGATCAACAGCATTACGTAAGCATTTGCGTTTGAAATTTAAAGAATATTTTGATAAATCGAATCCGAATCTTTTGTTCATGCCAACATAATCAATACGATCTTTTGCTTTGTATTTAATATTTTGAATCTGGAAATTTGTCCAGAATAAATGACGTCCAATTTTTTTAGCCGGAATTAAAGGCTGGTAATAAGGAATCACATTTTCAACCACCCATTTTTTACCATGTGGCATAAAATTTTTTAAGAAAATCACTTCCTGATATAAAGTCATATCTGGATATTTTGCCTCTGCGCTAACGCCATTTTTATTCAATACATTTGCCCGACGAATTTTTGAGTGTGTTTCACACGGGGGAGAGCTCCATATAAAATCATATTCTTTGTAATGTGCTAAAAGATATTGGTGAGCGTCGGCAACAATAACTTTATCATCTGGAAAATAATCCTGATATATTTCTGCTATTTGGGAATTAATTTCAACCGCTGTAACATGGACATTCGTCCATAGTTTTCGATTGCCGCCTATTCCTGCATACAAGTTTAATACTTTATACATATTATATCGGTTATAGCTAAAATCAATTTTTCACAGAAAAAGGGGCGAGGCCAGGATGCTAGCCAAAGCCTGCCCCGGTGGACTAATGGCCGGATTTTAATTGCTTTTCATTCATGTATTTTTGATAATATCCATAGTTTTTAAGTTCAAATTCTCTCTGTTTTTCAACAATGTAATCCACCCTACCAAACTCTTCAGGCCTCCAGCTGGTAAAGTTTTTATAGAGTTTGTAATAATTAATTTTTCCTTTTAATTCTTTTATCAAACGTTTAGACGCTCTCATAATTAATTACCTCAAGTCATTAATCATTAACCATAAACCCCTTACCTTTTCCTGGGATATACAATATAATCCACCTGCGCCTCGCTTAAAAAATACTTATCAGCCAGCATAATAATAGCCTCTTTAGCGCCGTAAATACGCTTTAAACGCTTAAACTCACGCCTGATCTTGCGATCACGAATGATTATCATTACATGATCTGCTATGCGCTCCAACTCGTGCTCGTTGAATCTTAATATCTCTTTCTTTAGCTGTTTTACATCCATGTCATTTGCTCTTAAAATAATTTTCAAGCGTGTTGTGGTTGTCGACTATTTTGTTGTAAAGCTCTTTTAATACCTGTACTTCTTCAGACTCAAGAGAAACGTCTAAAAAGGTTACGCCGTGATGTTTTAAAATTAAACGCCCAGAGCTGGCTCCGTTTTCTTTTACGATTTCAAGATCATGCCGCCTATCTCGATGAAGGATTTTGCTCATTTTCTAAATCCTCTTTTTGCTGGTTTTTTATAAAGTTTTTAGCCTCTTGCAGAGTGTTGAATTTTCCGACTATCTTAAAATTTTTACGCGCCCAATATTCATTGTTTTGCATTTTTATTACAGAATAAAATTCGCGTTCTTCAATAAGCTGCGCCTGCATAAAACCTCCTATGGTTTGGCTTTTAAAGAGCGCAAAAGTACATTAGATTTACTCTTGCGCTCTAAACTTTTTTACGCAGCATCCGCGTCGCTGGCTGTTTTTACTTCATACCAGAATGTTTCATCCTGCACCACTTCCACGCCCAGACTGCGCAAGGTTTCGGCATCCACTTTTTTCGTGGTATAATCCTGGATAATCTGTTCTTTGTTCACGTCTTCTTTAATGCGGATGTACTGTTTTTTGAATGGCGTGCGTTTAATGATCTCTAAAACCGCCTTCCAGGTAAATCCTTTCAGGCTTTTGGCTTTAGGAGTACCTAAACGGAAACCTACTACGCCGTTGGCCAGCTCTCTGGATTTGCGTTTTTCGAATTCATCTTTGTTTTCTTCGCAGAACAAACGGATTTCATTTTCCAGTTCGGCAATTTCATTTTTTACCGGATTAACGACCTCGTCCAGCGCCTTGCGTCTTTTAGCCTCAGCCTCGTTATATTTTGCAACTGCCTGGTCAACGTAGCTCTGTTTTTCAGCAATTTGTCGCAAAGCTTCGTTAACCTCGTCCCAGGTATTTAGATTGCTTTTTATAATGACTTTTTTGCGTGCCATGTTACTTCCTCCTATATTGGTTAATTTGGTTAAATAGCTCAATGCTTTCGTTAGATAATAATAGCCCGGCCTGTTCGGCTAAATCATATATTAGCTGCGCGGTGGCCACCAAAGGCATGATTCGCAGCCTTTTAAGATAATTGGCGTTTTCCAGATAAACGCCGTTCGAAACGATGCTTTTGTGCTCCTTTAATATCTCAGCGAGGCACCATTTGTAAAACCTGTGCATTCTCGCTTCTATGCTTCCTGATGCTGACGAAGAGGCCGTCATTTTATCTCTCCAAAACTTAACGCGTCTTCTTTCGCCGGAACCACGATTTCTAAGTTTTGCACCGGATATGATAATTTAGGCGTTTTTAATGCCAGCCTGAGCTTACCGTCGCTCAAAACTATGGTGCGAAAAAAAATATAAACAACCTTGTAAATTCGGCCGCCGTAACGTACGTACATCCCTCTGCGGATGAGGCGGTTTTTTTTGTCAAACATTGTTATCTCCTCTTTTTTTTCTCTTATCCAGCCAGGTTTACGGTCGTTTTGGTCAGCCTGGCAATGGCATTCTTTACGCGGGCAATGGTTTCCGGATTGTAGTATTCGCCGTTAATCACTCTGGCCACGGTTGTCTTTCCGTAGCCGGTCGCTTCCGCAATGCGTTGGTAGCTTAGGCCATGCGCTTTTACCATTTCTTTAAGCTCTAACATAAAATCTTCTTCCTTAAACCGGGCGTCGCCGCGCAAAAATACTTCTTTCATCTTTTCATAAACAAAGCGGTCCATCTGCAAAGGCGTTTTGCACACAAGAGCTACCTGTTCGCGCATTGCGTCGCTTAATATTTTGCCAAAACGAGCTTTTAAATATTCTTTTCTGCACTCCAAATTCATCCAGCCGTATTCCTCCGTTAAAATTTCAAATTCCACGCGATCCGCCACATCTGGCAGGGCCATTATTTTACCGCGCAAACTCTTATGGCCAATCAAAACAACGCCAAACAGTTCCGTTTCGCCTAAAAACGAAAGCTCGCGCAGTTCCTTTAAAGCGCGAATGGTGTTGCCGTGTAAGTGCTGGCTCTGCTCGATAATCACCGTAACCTTACGCTTTTCAGCCCCCTTTACCTTAATGCCTAAAAGTTTTGCTAATTGCATCTTTTTGGCGAACGTGTCGCGGTAGGGCCGTTCGCCACCGTCCGAAAGCTCCGCGATCATGGCGTTCATGATCTGACCGATGGTTACGCGCGTATCGTCCAGCATCTTCAGGTAAATCACCACATGCCCGCCCTTTTTGATCAATTGATCGATCACGTAAGCCATCAGCGTCTTTTTGCCGCCGCCCCATTCGCCGATTACCGCCTGAAAAAGACCGTCTTCAATGCCTTCTAAAATATTATTGGCCGCCCTCATAAAAGCCGAACCGCGCCAATCTCTGGGCTTTACGCCAAATTGCGCCAGAATGCTTGACCTGAACTTCATAATTACGCCTCCTTTATTTGTTTTTTTTAAAACAGGGCCCAACAAGCCTCATTAAGCCCTTGAGCCCTGCCGCCACACATCCCCTTTTCAGGAGACTTTACTTTTGGTTTATATGATTTTGACGTTCGCGCTAACATCCTTAAATAGCTTCCTTTTGTTTTAAAATTTTGATAATGGTATCGATCTTTTCTTTTTCAAGTGTTTCCGCTAACAATTCGTCAAATAAATGCGCCACCTCTGCGTAACTGCGCGCGTTTAGCTCGCGCGCGATGTAAATTTTGGCGGCGTCAACGCTTAAAAACCGTTCATCTTTCATCTTTGATCTTTCATCTTCAAAATGCGGGCTATCCGGAATAATATTCTTAGCGGTAGGCTTCATTTTAAGTAGTTTGCGATTCTCTTCTTTTTTCTTTTCTCTTGCGTCTTTGATCTTTTCCTCATAGGATTTTAAGGCTTTTTCGCGGTAGGTGTCTTTAAAGCGTCTAAAGTTATCCCAGGCGCGCGGACGAAATTCTTTAATTTCAAAATATTGGCCGTCTTCTTCGCCCTGGCCTACCAGTTCGCCGCGCAGGTTGCGGTGCAACAATACCCATTTCCCAAGATAACGTTCAGGAGCCTCGTACAAAACATTATCCACGCTAAAGGTTAAATCGTTGCCCACTTTGCGGCGCAGCGGCCAGCTGGCCAACTGCAAAATATCGCCGTCAAACGTGCGCGGCGGGTAGGCCAATAAATCGCGTTCGTAAATTACGCGCTTTTTTTCATTGCGATAAAGCGGATGTTTTTCTTCGGCTTCCTTAACGCAATACTGGAACGCCAGCTCGTTTAATTCCGATAGCGTTAAAATAGCGCCTTCGCCTTTTTCCATTAAAATGTAAAGCTCAAACCGCTGCCAGAAGGTGCGCCACGTGCGTTCGATCTTGCCCATTGCATTATGGTTGTAAGCCTCTGGCAAACGCTTTTCAATGCCCAGCGCTTCTAATAGTTGCGTAACTTCTTTTTTAGAGCCAACCGCGCCGTTATCGATGCGTAAATAATAAGGCGCATAACGCAAAGGGTGCGCATCTTCTTCGCGGAACCAGGCCCATTGCAAAAAGTTTAGCCCCATGTACACATTTTCGCCCGTGGCCACGTAATAGCGCACCAGCCGCAAACCGCTTTTACCGTCGCGCAAACCAGCCAGCCATAAAGCCAGCGTTTTTTCTTTGTTTTTTAAATTTAAGCTTTTGCCATTCAGCTCTAACAAATATTCGCCGCTTAACGAATCGTAGCCTTTAATAGATATATATTCGCTGCGCGAAAAGTCGATGTAATGCACCTGATTGCTAAAATCTTCCACAAAGCGCGCTACCGCTTTCTTTTGCCTAAAACCAGCCTGGCGCAAACGACGGTTTACCGTACTCACTTTTAACAGGCCGCGGGGAATTTCGCCGCGCTCTTCCAGCAAACAAATGGCGTCTTCCGTGCGCAACTCGCGCCCTTTGTAAGTCATTGATTTTGCCTTAAGTTGCGCCACTTTAAAGATTAGTTCATCGTCAATTTTATTCTGAACTTTTTTGCGAACGCGGCTCGGGCCGTAGCGCTTTTCGATTTGCCGATAGAGCTTTTGCTTGCTAATACCAAGAACCGCCGCGTATTGCTCTACAATAGCAGTTTTCATGCCCCACGGCGCGCGGTCAATCTCTTTTTTGATTTCGCTTACGTCCATTGCTTTTTGCTCCTTTTGGATTTATTATTTATGATTGTAATCGCCAATCCTCTCCTCTTCCAACAACTTCTCCAGACCTATAATCACCTTACTCGCCTCGCTCCGGCTTAGCATTTCTACCGTTTTATTTTTTCCGGTTTGCTTCTTGATAAATCCGATAAGCCGAAACGGATTGCCAGACCATCCTAAAGCATATTCCAGAGCGCCAATTTTATTAGCCTGCGCTTGCGTTAAAAAATGGCGTCCATCGCCGGCCCGCCCGCTGCCGGAATAATGCCGCCCGCCATCAACGCGCAAGGGCGCTTTACGGAAGCTTAAAAGCTGGATGGCCTCGTGCGCCTCATGCCCGGTTAGCTCTTTTGTCGATTTTTTCCCGAATTGATCAAAAAGCCAATCGTGATAATCATCATCATCGTAAAAATGATGCGCCGCCAGCGCGCGTATTAACTTAATTTGCTTTTTACTGGCCATTGCTTGCCCCTCAATCAATTTTCTAAAAGTCCAGACGTCTGGACTCATAAGTTGTTGTTTTTTATAATTCGCTTTTTCTTAAAGGTGACGCCAGCGTCACCGTTCCTAACTGTCATTCTTCTCCCGCCACGGCGGGAAAAGTGCAGTTGACTGCACCCTTTGTACACCATTTTTACCTCATTTTGGTGTACGGAAGGTGACGACGTCGTCACCTCACTCTTCCAGAAACTCCGTCAACACAGCAGCCCACTGCGCCTCGTTCTTTTCCCAGAACGTTTTTACTTTTGAAAACAAATGAAAAAACTCCTCGCGCACCTCAAAAACATCATCCGCCTTTATCTCTGCCTTGCCGATCATTTTTACAAAGTCCTTGAAGTATTCGCGCGCCAGACCGATAAGCTCTAACTTCCTGCGCCGATCGTTCTCCACCTTTTCATATTTCTTTTCAAGCTCTTCAATGCGTTTTAAGCGCGCCTCCGTAGCTTTTAATTCTTCCTCACGCAATTTTAACGTGGCTTCCAATTGCTTTACTCTGGCTCTCAAAACCCCTGTTTTAACCTCTTCCTTATCCCGTTGCACGCGCGTAATGCGTTTGGCTAATTCTTTAGCGCTCAGTTTGCGCGCTTCGGCTAAACTTAGCCTTTCGCCGTTTACTTCAATCTCTTCGCCTGAAAGAATAGCGTTAAATTGCTCTTGCGATAGACGGGCAAGTTCAATTAATTTCGATTTCCCTAATCCTTCGAGTGCCGACGTCGGCACTTCTTGTACACCATCCCCCCCCTCATTTTGGTGTACGGAAGGTGCCGACGTCGGCACCTTTTCAGCATTAAGTAGTTTTTGACCTAAATTTAATTCTTTAAATACGGTTCTTTTTTTCATTCCCACACTTTCGTAGTATGCCCGAAACGAACTAAACCCCAGCGCCAGATAAAGCTTTTCTTCTTTGATCTGGTACAAACATTTGGCCGCTTCAAACAGATGCGCCTGGGCCCGCATGTGTAATTCCCAGGCCTTATCCTGCATCTTTTTAGAAACTTTTACAACCTTATCGCCTTCTTCGTCATACACGCGCAGTTCCTCTTTGGCCTCGTCAACCTTTTTAACGAGATCCAACGCCTGTTTTTCATTCATAACCAAACCCCTTCTTTAATGTTTAATCTTTACTCTTTTCATCTTAAAAAAGGACGGATGCGCTCTTCCACAAACTGCACGCTCACCCCGACCCGATTGGCAATTTCGTTAAGCGTTAAACCGGCTTCGCTGGCCAGCGCATACCAGGCGGCGTCTTCAAAACCTTTTTTGGCAATATCGTGCATTATTTTATCAATCTCATCGCGCCCTTCCGTTACCAGGCGGATGGCGTGCCGAACGCTAATATCCAATGTTTTTGCGATGCGTTCGTAGGTAAAGCCTCTGCGGTATAGGATCAGCGCTTTGTTTTTCATGGCCGCCCCCTTAATTCAAATGAATAAAATATTTGCGAAAAATAACCATCCGCTGCAGAAATGAATAGCGTTCTTTCAAAAACAAAGAACGCCACCAGGTCTTAAGCAATGCTACTCCCCAATGCCTGGAGCAAGCCTCTGCGCCATTCACATAAGCATAACTAAGCGTTTTATTTTTAGACTCAACGTTAAATACGCTTACTCGCATATTGCCTCCGCTTTTTTGTTTTTTGATTTATTTTAAAAGATGGGAATATTCTCCCGCATTCTGCGCATACATAGCCAAAATAAAAATAATGGAATGTCGAAATAGTTACCTGGTATGCCTTACCGCCGCATCGGCGGCAAACTTTTGTCCTCATAAATCCAGCTCCAATTGACCTCTGGCCTTTTTTTGTGCGTACCGGTGCGCTTGCGCGCTTTTTTCCATTACGGCATCCAGGGCATTTACTGTTTGGCTATAGTTTTCGAATGTGGGCTTTGATAAAAATGTTTTAAGTAAGCGCACCGCTTTAGTTGTTACTTCCTGGTATTCGTCAACCAGGTCAATCTCATCCCCGCGGTATCCTCGAAATCGCGGTTCTTTTACCAGGATAAAGCCGCACAATCGAGCCAGATGTTTTAAGATATTGTAATTTTTAGTAGTCTTCATTAAAGGAACTAAAAACTCAAGCGGAAATTTTACGCCCGAACCGTCCGTCGGCAAACCAGCCCGATACAAATAATTAGCCGAAATCCCCATCTCATCGGCAATTTGAGGTACTGTTTTTTTGCTTCGATGAATGGTTTCGTATAAAAGTTCTTTAATGGTTGTGTAATGAGCCATTAAAATCACCTGTTGTTTTTTTAATGGATTAGTATTAGATTGCTTTTTATAATGAAATAAGGAAATTAAGCGGCCCTATGGGCGCCCAATTCCTTATTTATAAGTTCTTTGATAGCCTGTTCGTACTTGTCGCTCTTGCGTTTGCCGTGCAAGATCATATTTACGTACGCTTTGGAAATACCCAGTTTTCTGGCTATTTCCGACTGGTTTATCAAGGTCAAATTTTTAATGGGCAT